TTAACTATTTCTGATGAGGAAAAAGATCAATTACTATCAGCAATGAATGAGTTAAAAGGAGGTAAATAATGGCTTTAGTTTATGGTCTTTCAGCTAATGAATCCCAAAACCAGAATTATTTTAATGATTCAACTGGTTTTTCTATTAAACCAGTTAGGGTACGTTTCACCTTTTTAGATGTTGAGGGAATAAAAATAGATTATCCTAAACTGTTTAAAAAATATGGTGGATATGATACTTTAGGAGGTATATTATTTGAGTCTTTTACTAATCCAATTGTTCCTACTAATGAAGTATTTGAAGATAATTTAATTGAATATTTTAACTTTGCTAAACCTTTATTTCCAAATATTAGACAAGTTCCTTTATTAAACGAAATAACTTATATAATTTCTTTACCCTCTATATCAACTCAAAACCCCAGAGATGTAGATTTGAATCAAACAGATTTTTATTATTTTCAACCAATAAATCTTTGGAATACATTACACCAAAATGCTCTCCCGGATCCTCTTGCAGAATGGTATTTACAAACAGATTCTTCCCCTAAAAATGCATCTTATCAACGAGTGCAAGCAGGTGCTACTATTAATTCAGATACACCAACCCCCGATATTAATTTAGGAAATACTTTTGTTGAAAGAAGTAATATTAAATATTTAAAACCATTTGAAGGAGATATAATCTATGAAGGTAGATGGGGTCATAGCATTAGATTTGGTTCAACAGTAAAAAATCAAAATCCATGGTCTAATATAGGTGAAAATGGTGATCCTATTTTAATTTTAAGAAATGGCCAAGCCCCAACAAATACAGACGCTTGGATTCCAACAATAGAAGAAATCAATAAAGATTCAGGTTCTATGTATTTTGGAAGTACTCAACAACTTCCATTAGAGGCCGCATCATCCGATTATTCAAGTTATCAGAATAACCCCCCAACTATTCCTAATCAATATAGTGGTAGTCAAATAATAGTAACCTCAGGCCGATTAGTATTTAATAGTTCAACAGATCATATCCTTTTAAGTTCTAATAAATCAGTAAATTTAAATGCTCAAGAAAGTGTTAATGTTGATACTGATACTATGGTGATTCAAACCAATAAATTATATTTAGGAGATAAAAATGCTGATGAACCTTTACTTTTAGGTAATCAAACAGTTGATTTATTAAATCAATTAATTGAAGCTCTTAAAGTATTTATGACAACATGTGAAACTTTAGTAGGAACACCTGCTGGTGTACCTTTAGCTCCTTTAAATGCTATTTCTATTAGTGTTAATAAAACTTTAGATTTAGTGCAAAAAGATTTAGAAAATATTAAATCTACAGATAATTTTACAGTATAATGGCTATCGATCTAAATACAGCAAACAATATCCAGAAATCTCGTAGTGGAGATTATGCTTTACCTTTTAAGGATTCCAATAAAAAGAAAAAAGAAGAACTTAAGGCAGCACGAGCTAAAACTGCTGAACAAAGAGCAAATGCATCTTTAGAGGCAAAATCACGAGTAGATACTTTACAAACCGAATCCGAAACTGTTACAAATAATACTCCTGAGGATCAAAAAGGAAGTGGTATTAGTAAGTTAAAACCACCTGTTGATGCACAAGTTAAAAAAATAGCAGCTTTAGTTATTCCTAATTTGCTAACATTAGCTGCTGGGTATATTGGTAATAATGTAGATTTATGTCCTCCTGAAGCAGTTACTAAAAGTACTTTAGAAACTTTAAATAATATAGTTAAATTTATTAACTCATCCGCTGAAACAACAAATAAAATAGCACTAACAGCAACTACAGTATCTACTATAGCTTCTACAATTCAACAAATATCTACTGGACTTTCAACTGCTATTCCTGTTATATCTACAGCTGCAAAAACAATACCAGTAATACCTGGAGTTGTAGTATCTGCTTTAGATGATTTAGATTATTTTAATAATTTGTTATTATATAAAAAAGATGGAACCGCTAAACTCCCACCAATAATTGGTGGAGTAAATGCAATTACTCTTTCAATTGCAATGTTTTCATTGAATTTAAAAAGTGCAGCCTCTATTGTTGAAGCCATTTCTT